ATGCTGTAGCCTCTACCTGCAAGGATAATGACGTTTATCATTTCGCTAACGTCCATGTCCTTAAACATTACTCTTGACAACTGTACAACACCGACTGATTGAACTAACCGATGGACTTCATCTTCTTCTTCTTTAGTCATAAGCTATTATATTTTAGTTGATTTAAAAGATTGATGCCGCAAAAATACGCATTTTTAAAAGTAAGAAGTCGGCTTTAGGTTAATTTTTGTGTTAAACTTTGCGAAAAGTAACAATCTGAAAGTAAATGGCTGCAAAAATGGGGGGGGGTAAATTACAGATTGTAAGTAAAAATGATGGGCGACCGAAATAATCAGCCGCCCACAATAAAGAAACATTCTCATTTTCTTTTACGTTACTTGCAGATGCAAGCGAGCATCTCCATGTCATCGAAGCTCTTCTCGCAAGCCTTGATAGCCTTAAGCAGCTCGGCTTCCTCAACCTCGGTGATTTCCACCTCGACCTCCTTGTCGGCGAGTTCGTTGAAGTATTCCATGGTCTTCTTGCCAAAGGCAGCAAAGTAGGTGTTCACCTCTTGCAAGAGGTCTGTGTCCTCCTTGGTGTAGGTGTAGCCCTCTTCCTTCATCTTGCGCTCGTTCTCCTGTGCGGTTTTGAGCTTGCCTTGCATTTCCTCGAACTTCTCATCCTTCAAGGACTCCTGCGCCTCCTCTTTGTCCTTGTCGAAGGTGTCGGCGATGGAACGGAGAGCCTTCATGTTCTTCCATACCGCCAGCATAGTTTCCTCACTCAAAGAGCTTGTCTTGAAGCCCTTCAATGTCTTGTAGGCGTTAACCGCCTCGATTGTCTTAATCTTCTTCATAATTATTTCTTTATTTTTATGGTATACAATATTCTTCTCCAGATTGCTATAGCAGAATACCTTTCCTATTAACAGTGCAAAGTTAAGAAAATAATTCCGAATAGCAATGCAGGAGGAGCAAAATTTACGGATTTTTAAAATCAGTTTCCCCACGTTGGGTAATCACTAGGTCGCAACGTGTCTGCTTTCTCGGTGAGAACGTAAACCACAAATACATTTCTAGCATATTTGTTATATTAAGAACATCTGCTTTTTAATGCATAATATAACTACCACCTGGAGGAACTTGTTTCCATCCACCATCTATATTAATTTCAAAAGATAATTGACACATTTGTCCATAATAACCTCCTTCATAAACATTATCAAATCTTATATATATATCAACATAATCTGTTCTATCACCTTCAGGAATAGTTACAGAACCTGTAATTTGACCAGAGCTATTAGATACATAACCTCTTCCGTATGTTGTCTTATTGTTACCATAACCACAAACACTTCTAAATATACCATCAGTAATTGTAATTGTAGCATCAGGAAGTTTATATATTCTAGCTTTACAAATACAACTAGCACCAACTAATTCTCTCAACGATGAGAAATCAACAAAACCACTAGAACCACTTTTAATACTTTCCATATTAATTTGTCTAGGATAATATTTAAAATTAATAGCACCCGGAAGAGATATAAAAATTATTTTTGCATTATCATCTAAAGTCGTGTTACGAGTATATGCTAAAAAAGGCACAATGTCAACAAGCTTATCTCCACTGCCTATATCAAAAGTTATTTCTTTACTAGCATATACATAATCTGTTGGTTTTTTGCAATTACCGACATAATAATTTTTATAAATCTTATCATTGATATTATATGGTGAATTATAACGAATTTGAACCCAAAAAGACCAAGCTAAAGATAAATCAGTTATTATGTCATCTATAGTAAGATTTGTGTTATTATCCATATGTGTATTCATATATAATACACAATTAAATTTAGGAGTTGAAGAATAATAAACTTCAACTGTATGAAATTGAGGAATAGAAGTTAAAAATGCAGTTCCTATTGCTTTAGCATTATAATTTCTAAAATCACCTAATCTATAAGGAGAATTAGTACCACCTTTTGGAAAATGTTTTCCTGAAGCGTATACAGTATGTGAATTAGTACTTGCATCTTTATCAATACCACTAACTCCATATACATTATCTTTATGAAGGTTGTTACAACCATTAATTGCAAAACCTTCTCCTCCATAATTATTACGTAAGTTCTTATAAGTGTCCATAGGTATATTCATACCACAACGAACAACACAAGTATATCTACTATATGAAGATTTTACTATTTCCTCAGAGTCTTCTCTAATAGGATATTCTTTAAATTCACCTTTACAACTAATAGGTTTATACTTACTCCATATATTTATATTTTCACTCTTACAAAGAGTAGCAAGGTCATTGCTACTCTCTCCAAGAGCTCGTTTAACATCATCAATGCTAACAGGAGCACTAATAATTCCAGTTTCACTATTGTAAGACATAATCTTTATTTTTTTAATATTCAACTTTAGTTTCTAATTCTGTTACAACTCGCTCTACTGTTACATTGAACACTTTCGCAAGCTATAATATAAATCGTTTCATACGCTTAATCTTTAGAACTTAAAACACTAGGCAAGGCAGCTCTATAAGAGCCACCCTGCGTTAATACTTACTCTGATGCCTCGCTTGCCATATTAGCGGCGATAGCGGAATTGACCTCCTTAATCAATGCTGATACCTCACTGAGCTTGCTCTGCGGAACACCGCTGATGTTGTAGGTCAGCTCGCTGCCGTTGAAGCTTGCGTTGGCATTGCCGAGATAATTACCATTTGCGTCACCATAGATACTCATATTGATGCTCTCGATGTTGCCACCCGTCTTGTCAACATTGTAGGTGATTTCTACTCGATAGCCACCCTTGGTATAAGTGGCAGTTGTCTGTTCACTCTTCTTGTTAATCTTTAAATTCTCCATTTTCTAATCTAATTTAATGAATTAATATTCTTGTTATCTAATCTCTTCTTGTTGCAGTCTTCCTTATCTCCACTCAATCGCAGAACCTCTGATTCGAGGAAGACCACCCGAGCCTTCAACCTGCTGACCTCATCGCCCACCTGCTCAATAGCACCGAATGCCGTTGCAATCAGCTTCGGAGACCAGTAGTTGATTTTGTAGTAGCCCTTCTCGTCAGTCTCCACGATGTCCTTTAAGTGAGGGTTACACAAGACGTGTTGGGCAATCCAACCGATAGACCTTGTGTTGTCCTTCTTCCAAGCGAAGCCATAAGTGCCACCCATCGCCTTGATGATACCCAAGTAGTCCAGCTTCCGCAAATCCTGCTTCAAGCGGATGTCAGAAGATTGATAAGCTGTAACTCCACCTTTAGCAAGAATGCTATTAGGGAAGTAAGTATTCATATTATAATCGAAATTATATATATGACCAGTATGCCCCATAAATCTATCAGTAGGAAATGAATACTTAGTAAAAGCAAATATTCGTATTCTATTTATTGAAGCATTTCGTAATGCAGTAGTATTTTGGTCGTGTTTAAATTTAAAACGAATATATCTTCTATTATTGTTTCCTACAGGAAAACCTTCGTTACCATTAGATAGATTTATATAATTAAATTGATTCCATCCAGTCATAAGTTTAGTAAAAGTATTAATTATTACACCTTTACTATCTATAAACTCTACAGTACAAATAGTATTAATACCATTTGACATATCAACACTAGCAAAATAAATTTGAGAATAACAATTATTAAGAACTACAAATGTAAACATTGATTGGTTCTTTTTTACTTGAGCTAATTTCTCAGCATCATTATTACCAGTAATAACATTATTACCTAAATTAATACTATAGTTTTCTGAAACATTAGCATATAGTTTAAATTTATTATTATCTGACATCTCATATCTAGTCCAATTAGCACCATTATCGTTAGAATAGTGTATATCTACATTTGTAACGGGTATACTATCAGTAATAGCAGTGATTCCAGAGCATAAAGCATCAGCTGAAACATAACAACCCATTCCTTTATTATTAACTTCATAATTTGTAGGTAATATACCTTTATTATTTATTAAACCGTTAACTGATAAATTACCAGCAATAACAGCATTTTTACTAACACTAATACTATCACAACTAATATCATCATTAACAGTAAGACTTTTAAACGTAGCACTACCTAATTGTGTTATGTTCCAATAACTACTATTTACTTGACTACACATATCTTGTACATATACCCAACTACTATTATTAGCGTTACCTAAATATAAAGCACTATTACTATTTCCGATTCTAAGAGAACCACTAGGAGTTATAGTGTTAATACTTTTAAGACTAAGTGTACCATCAAGTTGAGGAGTATTAGCATTAAATGCAGAACCATCAGCTATACCAAGATAAATAGTCTTATTACTATGATTATATTTAAGACCAGCCCATTGATTCCAATCCCAAGCAGTTTCACCAAAACGAATAGCACCACCAGTGTTAAATATTACGTCCTTATCAATAGCAGATATACGAGCATTAGCATTTACATCATTATTTAATATTATAGCTCCATTACTAGAGTTACTATTATTTATATATATTGTTCCATTAACATTACCAGTACCATCAAAACTTTGACCCCAAATTGTTCTTGCTGCCGCAAGTTTTGTTGCAGAAGCTACATTGTCAGAAGTAAGAGCTACAGTAGCCCAATCTTTAGTATTATAGTTATTACTAGTACCGTATGCACACCTAATAAACATTCTATTATCACCTGTAAATGCTAATTGATGATTAGAAGCACCATCAATACTACCTATAACTAATAATGTACCCCATCCATTAAAAGGTCTTTTACCACTAATTGTAACTTCTGATTCAGGTTGAATATCTCTAGTACCAAATGTTGTTTCTTTGTCTATATTGTACGCCCCTAATCTACCTCTTTTAACCAACAAATGACTTGCATGATAACCATCTACAGTATCTGCATTTCCAGCACTACTAGCATAATTAACACTAATATTTGAAACACTTTTAGTTGTTCCACCAACTGTTATACTAATTCCCTTATCAGAATTAGATAGAGCAGTAAGAAGTCCATTAGCATGAATACCATCTAATTTATCAGAGTTACCTACAGTAACATTAGCAGGTTTTATAGCTCTAAGAGCTGAACCGTTAGCTTCCCAAGCTGTTAAATAAGTTGTAGAAGTTAATTCACCTGCCCAAGTAACATGAACACCATCAACCTTGTCAGCATTTGTAGCATAAGCACAACTTCCACTAGAAGTAATATAACCAGTATCATTAGTAAGTTGACTTACTTTTGTAGGTATTTCACTCTTCTTAGCATAATCTGCTAAACTTTGATGAGAAGTAAGATAAGTTCCTAAATCTACAGCAGTTCCACCACTAGCAGCAATGGTTTTAGTAACACCGTTAATCTTAACACTATGTGTATGACTAGTTGCCGACTTACCACTAAGAAGTGAATCTACACTACTTTTGGTATAATAGTTAGCAAGACTTTGATGACTAGTTAAGAACGTTGCACCTTTAGTAAATGTAATACCCTTTCCGCTTTTAGATACAGACGTGATAGCATTCCCACTTCCACTTACAGATATTGCATTAACGTAACCATCAAGTGACTGATGACTAGTTAAGAACGTACTACCTTTAACTACGCTGATAGTAGTACCATCCTTGGTGACAGACGTAACCGCATTACCGCTGCCGCTGACAGAAATAGCAGTAGCACTACCACCTTCCAAGCTGGAGATACGAGAATCAAGAGCCTTGATGGAGTAGGCAGAGGCAATCTCACTCAGCGATTCTGATGTAAGCTTCAAGGCATTTGAATAACTCTTCACACTGCCGTTCAAGCCGCCACCACTGGATGAGGATGTCCCAACACCATAGGCAGAAACACCACCACTAGTATAGAGGTTTGCCACCTCGTTAGTCGTAGTGTTCGTAATCTTCAACGCCTTATTGGTTGCATCATACTCCATCTTTATGTTGCCGATGGAGATGTACTTTCCGTCAGGAACGATGATACTTCCGTTAATATCGGCAGTACCGTTAAACGAGTTACCCCAAAGCTTGCGAGTATTCGTGAGCTGGAGAGCCTTTTTCGCTGAACCGCTTGTAAAGTAGCCCTGCAAGGTGGTGATACTCGTCTTGTTGGTGGATATGCCCGAAGCGTTCACCCCTTCTGCCTTTTTCGCTCTTGTTACCTCGTCAGATATAGACTTATTGATTCCATCAACGATACCACTTAAAGTGTCTGTTTGCGCAATATTGGCGAGGAAGCTCACCACCTCGTTCCACTTATTGATAACGCCGTCCGCAGTCTCCTCATCAGTAGTTATAAGGGCGTACCAGTCATAGGCACTATCCCAACAAGTTACCTTCGTTGATGTAATGCCGTCCAATACAGACTTATTGCTATGAGTATGCTTTGCCGATACCGCACCATCCCAAGCTGTCTGCTTTGCAGTAGTAGGAATAGAGTAACCCGAGGCAAGACTAATGGCAAACGTACCGCTTGTTGTGATAGTCTTAGTTGCACAAGTCAAACCTGTAGGTAAAGTAAGACCAACAGATGTAACAGTACCCTTGTTCGTGGTATAGCCCTTTGCATCAATCTCCGCTTTGGTATAATAGCTTGCGAGAGACTGATGAGCAGTCAGATACCCTTTATCATTGGTAAGCTGGCTTACCTTCGTGATGCGGTCAGTGATTTCTGTCCACTTATGGGTATGCGCACTAGGTGTGAATGTTGATGGCTTACCCGTGATGTTATTCCAAGAAAGGCTCAGACCGCCAAGCTCTGATGCTATATTGTCAATTCGGCTGCTGAGAGCCTTTATAGCATAGGCATTCGGAATACTAGTCAAGTCTGCATCCGTATAGCTTCCTTCTAAGATTCTCGCATAGCTGATTACGCTTGCAATCAAGCCGCCACCACCCGTGGTAGATGCTCCTGCTCCGTATGCCGTGATACCACCTGTGGTATAGAGATTGCCATCAATTTTGATAGCCTTGTTTTTGGAATCATACGTGAGCTTAATGCCATGGAAGGAGATTGCGCCTTCGAATGTAGCATCGCCCGATACGCCAAGTTTAGAGAATGGAGCGTTTGGCTTCAAAGACACAAGGTCAGCAACGCTCGTTCCTGCACTTCCTTCCTTCCAAGTCGGCTCGAAGAAGGTGAGGTATGCGCCAAGATTCTTTTCGCTGATGATAAACGATGTAGGGTCTGCGTGAACCTTTCCGCTCACATCCCACCAGATAGCACCATTGGCAAGATAACCCGAGCCATCGAAGCGGATGAGGGAGGTTGCAGGGGTAAGATTTCCGCTATTATAGTCCTTATCCACCATCTGACCGCCCCACCATGTTGCGATACTCTTCTTTCCTCTATTCGTGTCTATTGCTCCGTTGATACCGCTCTGAACGTTTCCGTCTCCGTCTCTCAGCGCAAGGAGCGTTGTCATTACAAGACCACCGTCAATATCTGTAGTCTGACCGAGCGCATCCTTGAGATACTTGTAACCTGCGAGGTCTGTGATATTCTGCTTCAAGTCACCATATATCTTGCTAGTGATATAGGCGTTTGCCAAGCCAAGTTTGTCATAGAATGCGCTGTATGCGGACTGGAAGTTGGTGAACTTCGTTCCCACGGCTGAGACGATAGCAGCCTTGCCGTTGGTATCAGCCTTATTGTAATTTGTAGATATATCTGAGAGATACGTAACGAGTTCCGTCTTAGCAGTAGTGAGGGTAGTGAAAGCTGTATTAAGGTCGGTGAGTTCTTTTGTACTCTTTAACACCTCTGCTTCCTTCACCTCATTGTACGACTTCTGTGCTGCCGCAAAATCATCCTCAAGTCGCTTGGAATCCTGCGCCATTGCTGCAATCTCGGAAGGCTCTAGGTAGCCATCTTTGACGTAGCTGTCGAACGTCTTTTTGTTTTCGGTAACAGTCGTTCCGAGGGCGTTCAAGTTGCTCTGTGTCGTCTTAATCTCTTCTTGCGCCTTCTCAGCAGCTTTCTTGGCTTCCTCTGCCTTCGTGTCATCGGTATACTTGCTAGCCAATTTCCAATCGGCAATATCGAACTTTTCGCCTTCTGCCTTGGCGGTGGAACACTTCAAGATTTCGTTCTTGTAAGTGCTACCATCGTTCGGATAGGTTGCGTTCACCCACATATCGTTCACATCGTATGGTGGAACTGGCTGAGAGCCGAAGATGCGTCTCTTGGTGTTGGCGGTAGCTTGCGCTCCATTAGCCTTCTTATCCGCAGCGGCTGCATCTTTGAGTGCTTGGCTTGAATCTTTGAGTGCCTTGGTCAGCTCCGTATCTGTGATGATAATCCACTCATAGGTAGAGCCATCCTTGGCAAAGCGGTATGCCTTGCCCGTCTTGTTGTCATAGTAGAGGTCTCCCAAGTGAGTTTTCTTATCATTGTCGGTCTTCCAACTGATGGCTGGAGCATTCTTCAAAGTAGGAACGCCGTCATAGAACCAAGTCTCAATAGCTCCGTCTATCTGGTTTTGAAGGTCGATAATCGTCTGCGATTTATTGATAATGGTCTCAACGGCATTCTTATCCAAGCTCTTCTCGGTGATGTACTTATCCAAGGTCTTCCCATCGTAGGTGGACTTTATATCCAAGTCTCCCTTGATGGTTACTTTCTTCGTCTCGCTATCAAACTTGACATAGGATTCACCCTCGTAGTTATTGGCACTAGTAGGTCGGTCTCCGAAGTACATATCTCCGTAGACGTGGAAGAAAGCCTTGCCTGTAGAATGGTTCACACCATAGTCAATATATTCCTTGTTATTGAAAGTATAACCATTCACTCCGTGATAGAGCGTAACACTTGGCGAATAGGTATCAACGGCAGAGAACACCAAGCAACTCTGCCTTGCGATGTCTGTTCGGCTACCAACTTGGTTCAACACATCGTCTACCATTGGAATATCACTGCTTGTGTCCTTGTCTATATCCGATAAGTCCACATAGTGATAGTTCTTTCCCTCTATCTCAACGGTTTCTGTAGACACACCGATGACTAGTCGCCAATAGTAGTGATTGCCGACATTGTGAAATTTCCCTTGTGTGAGGTTGAAACTCTTGCTTCTCGCTTGGTCTCCAACCTTCCATTTATTCTCCACCTTTGAGCCATCTTGCTCACCAAGGAAGTAGCATCTGTAAGCATTCTGACTAACACCATCATAGGTAACATTCACCTCTTCAACCTTCAATATTCGGTTACTGCCTACTGTGGTAATGAACAATTCACCACCCAAGGTGTCCGTATGCAATATCTCCAAGGTCTCGAAGATAGCCTTCATCCTAACATTAAGGTAGTCGGTCGTCAGATGACTTCTGAAAAGCTCGTCTAAAGACCAATCGCCCCCACTTAAAGCCGAATAGTCCCCAACTTGAAGCCCTCGCAAGAACTTAATCAAGAAGTTTGCCGCATCCGTCTTATCCTTATGAAGATAGGAGTTTTCAACCCTCTTGGCTGAAAATACATTGAAGTCTGTAGGTTGAACAGTTGTGTCATAGCTCTTAATGATATAGATACTATTTCCACTACCTCCCTTATTGAGATAGCTTTGCCCATTGAAAACAAGTTCCTCAATCTGTGAGGACATCGCATTGAGCCTAGAGTAAGCTGGTTTCTCACCTACAGTATACTTTACGCTATCAAAGGGAACGTCAAGATGTAACTCATAGCCGATAATTCTAGATGCTCTAAAGCTCATATCATATCCCTTGTTGAATAGGTTCACCCTATCGCCCTCAAAATGGAATTGTCCCTTGCCGTCATTGTATGAGTAATCAGACGCAGCCGTGCAAGTATAGGTCGTAGGGTCTATCATTGACTTCTTCAAGTTCTTGATGGCATCGGTCAAGAGCTCGTTGGCGGAAGATGTCACCAAGGTATTGCCCAACTTCGTTGAGTCCCAATTGTAGAGTACAAAGGTATCTCCGTCTTTCGGATGCAGAACCGTGTCTGGCAAGAATCGTCCGTAGTCCTCGTTTGCAACAATCTCAAAGACCTGTGCCGCTGGATTTATCTGTTCCTTGCCATCCTTCAGTATAGGGCTACCATTAGAATCTCTCAAAATCTCGGACTCACCATCGGGATTGAACTGACACTCGAAATCCATTCCATTCAACGAACCACTTTGGAAGATAATATGCAAGGTCTTTCCACTGAGGATGTAGGAACTTCTGAAAGCCATGTCCCCTGTCTTGTTTCCGTCTGCGTCTACGATGGTCAGTCCCTTTACTCGATAGAAAGTCCTCTTGATATAGTCGCCCTCCTCGGGTGTGCTCTCGTCCTCAACATCCTTCTCATAATAGGTAACATTAGAAGTCTTGATTAAGTTCCTTGGATAAATGTCATCATTGGTGGTAACGCCCTCTACATACTCGTCTTCGGTAAGTCCCTTGACTTGCAAGCAGCCATTCTTCAACTCAAAGCCGTTATCTTCCAAGAGTTTCTTGTTCTCAGCGGAACACTCTTCTAAAGTAGGGAGCATAAGCCTCTTCTCCACCACTCCGTTCTTTGTAACGTCAGCGGAAGAGTTCTGCTTATATCCACTAGGTAAGTTCCTAGCCGCTCCAAAGGCATATACCCTGTTGGCATAGCTTGCTTGGCTCTGCGAGCTTGACATTGAAACAATGTTTTCGCCATCCTTGAAGTCTACAACCTCATTGGTATTCTCGCAAGTACCAAAATGCACGAGGTTTCCCTCTACCCACCATTCGCACTCAAAGGTCTGTGCGATATTAGCGATAGCATCAAGAATGCTAGAATTGGAATAGGTGATTACCTTGGACTTAGTACTGTCAACGCTAGCATCCACCACGAATGTGTAATCGCTACCTTTTCCCGTGTAATTCGGGTCATAGAGATACGACTTGCTAGCCTTAGCCAAGAAATCCAAGTTATCCTTGATGATGTTTGCATGTGTAATGATATTCGAGGTAAGCGTGAATGTGCCCTCTGGAGAACCAGAGTTAGGCATATATTTCAGTCTCTTGTTCTTCCATTTCCTATAGTAAGCATCAAACTCCAACTCATAGGAATATCCAAGAGTGCCATCGTCCTTTGGCTTTACGTTATCAACCAACTCAAACCTTCCATAGTCAGTAACGATGAAATCTCCCATCTTGAAGTATATCGCACTGCCAAGCTTAAAGGATAGCTTGCAATAGTGGGACTGCATCAACTCGAAGTGCACCAACGCATCCTCCGTTACGGGAACGGAGCACCTTACGTGTACGTCTCCCTTTGTGTCGTAATACTTAACCTCTATATCCTTGTATGTCCTCATTGTAAATCCTCAAATTCCTTCATGTTAAACTTCTCCATATCATCGCTTGTGAGCGCACCCCTATTCTTCGGGTCATACTCAACGAACTTAATGCTCTTCTTCCCGATAGCTCCTCCCTTTCCTCGGGAATAGCTAGTGGACTTCCTAGAGCAGAAGAGCCTGTAAATGTCAGACTTGGAAGACGGAACTTGTATTGTTACGAATCCATTATCCATCAGCGCATCGAAAGCCGCCAACCTCTTGTTATAGTCATTGTGGTCTCTGCCTACAATCGTAAACTCCAAGGTTACGTTCCGCTCCGCCTTCTTCGGTCGTATCAGTATGACCCTCGTTCCGTCCTCTGTGCGCACGGAGTTGGTGATGTAGTCCTTGTTGTCAGCATCCGCTTCCAAGGCATCAAGAAAACCGCTGCCCATCTTGATACGATAGGTAGCCCATGCGTCTTGTCCGTTTATGATAAGTTCATTCGTGTTCATGCCAACAAAGTTAAAAACAAAATGAGGAATAATATTATATTATTATCATAATGCTTTCACTTAAAATTTAAGTGCAAAAAGGGCGCAAATCCTAAAAGGAAATGCGCCCAAAAACAATAAGCTTTTAAAATTATGAAGTTGTGTTTTCGTTTCCCTTTACCTTTGCAGCTAACGCTACTTTATCTTCTGCATCCTTGCGTATCTTTTCAATTTCTTCAGCAGGAGCGTCAGTTAGAGCCAGCATTTGTACAGCAGTCTCTAAAGAAAGTACGCCTTGATTATATAGTTCCGCTATTACTTTCCACTTATCCTTTTTGTCATCCTCGAAAGGTTCGGCAAAATCGAATTCGACCTCCAACTTATCCAACTTGCTTCTCATCTCAGGATATAGTTCCTTCATTACGGCTATAATCACATGCGATAATCTACCGACAAGTTCTTCATAGATTTCCATTCGGTTCGCTCGCTTGATGTAACCCAATACCAACGCTCGTTTTATGCCGACACTAGTAAGCGTACTCATAGCTTTCATTAGTTCCGGTGACATATCCGGTGTAAACGTATCAAACAATATAGACTGAGCCAAGTCTTCTTTCTCTGCCTTGCGGATTTCGGAATTCTGAGGTGGGTTGATATATTCAAACCTAGAGTTCTTGCCTGTAAGTTGTATGAGTTTACCTGGCTCGTTCCGCTTAGGGATTGATTGTATCACGTCAGCAGTAGCAGCGGCAATAGGGTCAGCAAAGTAGTTGTTAGTATCTCCAATCTTGGAATCAAGCATCTCTTCACGTTCCATTCTTGGCTCTGCACCATCCCATGCTTTAGGTTGGCGAAAGTAGATGCCGTTAATCTTTCCTGTCGGATTAGGATACTTATACACTTTCCACCCAAAGCCACCACGTTCACAATGATAGTTAAAAACGGATGTCAATATATCCCAACATTCGATAGTCTTTGACTCTCGCTTTAAGGAATAGCCTACAGCAAAAGCAAGCATGTTTCCGTATTGGTCAAACAACTCTCTCATCTTATGTCCCTTTGAGCGAGCTGCAACATACACATCAACATGCATCTTTCCGTTTTTTTGCGAAAAATTAAAAACAAAACCGCTTTCGGTTTCTGCTCCGGCAAGTCGCTTGCATTGACGTAGCTTGGTATTGAAGTATATATCCTTCAAGTATTTTTTATATAGTTCAAAGGCTTCATCGTCACCTTCAGTCTTCTTCCACATAATCGGATTGCCTAACAAGAAGAACAATTCTACCTCATTTATGTATCTTTGTCTTGTTCTTGCCAACTTCTCCGTCCTGTATGGCTTCTCTCCCTTTACCCATTTATCTTCACGGCTCATCACCTTATGGGTTTGTGGATTATATTCCGAAATGGCATTATCCACATCGAAATCATGTTGTTCCATCATATTTACGACAGAATCAACATCATTATCTTCCAAACGTTCGAAGATGCTTCTCTCCACACCCAATGCATTGAGCGTGAGGTTTCGAAAATATGTCTTTATCTGAATAATTGAATCTACAAACATCCTTATAACTTTTTGAAGCAAAGGTAATAATAAACAGGGTTTCTACATACTTTAATTTACGTATGCCTTTCACTTAGTTTTTAAGTGAATAAAAAAGACTATTTACTAAAGAATCTATTTTTATTTAGTAAACAATCTTTTTTATTTACACATGACTTTTGTCTACCCTTATAGCATACTTACACTAACAATCTAATAATTAAACACTTGTATTTTTATTACAAAAGTAATTATATTTGTCATTTAGTACACTCCTAAGTCTGATTTAGATGCTTTTCTTGGCTTCATCACTTTACCGAGCAATACGGCAAGAATATAATACCTAGCAGCATCTATCAAATGGTTATCATGGTCTTCGGGAACATTGATGTAATTACCATCCTTATCCTTTGACCACACATATTTACGGAACTCGCTCTGTAAATGGACTGATTGCTTAGTTGTGAAGATTTCGAATGTCTGCATCTTGTCAATACCAGCCAATATAGAGCCAGCACCCTTTTGTGCTCCATATATAACTATTCCACCAAGAGCTACCTCATCTATAAGTCTAGGGTCAGCACTATCTGCATACACAAACAAGCCTTCGTCCGCATAAGGGCGCAAGAATCTTATGATGTCGCTAGATAACATTTCCGTTCTATAGCAAAGTTCCTCTATGTATAGGCGTTTGTCTACGATGCCACACTTCACAATAGCAGTATAGTCTTTCGAATATCCCCAGTCTACTCCGATGGCTACTTTCCTTGCGTTGCTAGGGAACTTGTCAACGATGCCTACATGCTTGAATATTGCACCCTCAGATACGTCAGACCATCTACCTATCATTATATGAGCATATTTCTCCGGTTCATTCTCCTTCATCTCTAATACCTCATTAAGGAACTCAGGTGAAAGATGCTTTATATTATCAAGATAGGTCGTATGTATATGAAGTACTCTAGGGTCTGTACTGATCTGGACGGGAACGCCATCAAAATACACCTCTTTATGTGTCTTTTCGATGAAACGCTTATATACCCAATGATTTGAATCACAAGGGTTCATAATGATTATTACTCGGTTGTGCAAGCCTTTCTGACGGATTGAAAGCATGATGCGCTCAAAATCCTCCTCACTCGTCCATTCCTCAGCCTCATCAACGACAAACGTAGTCACACCATGAATAGACTTTAACTTCGCAGTCTGATTACCGCTAGCCGTATGAATACCACGGAACATGATTTCAGCTCCCGTCATTTTGTTGACTATATCCGTCTTCGTGTTCTTGAAATAATCCTGTGTGCCATCTATCTCTATTTTCTCTTTAACCTCTGGAATTACGGAAATAGCGGCACTCACCATTGTATAACGTGTATAAAGAATCTTATGTGCTATCTTTCTTTCTGCATTGTATTCAAAAGTAAGTCTTTCGATAAACTGAGAAGCAGAGAAACTTTTTCCTGACGCACGGCTTCCTGTTATAAGGTAAATGAAATGCGTCTTGTCATTATATAACGGATAATAAACGGAATGTGTTTTTGCCATTATTCACCCTCCCCTTGCTCTTCTGCTTCCTGCTCAATCTCTCTTTCTATCCACTTGTTGACGGATATACCTTTCTTAGGGTCAAAAGGAATGCCCTTTTCCTCTTCATCCTTCTTACCTCTCTGTATCTCTCTCCAAGTCATATCGTAATGGAATAACCAAGTAGAAAGAGCTTGTACGTTAGGTGGGGTCTCCTGCTCGGTTTCTCTAGTTTCCACTACTATATCATCTGTCATAACTCCATCTACAACCATATGTCTTTTGGTGGTTGTCTTGCCTTTTACCTTGACACCTCCAAGGGCGCATTTAAGGAATCTTCCACGCACGATTGCATTGATAAACTCTCTGCCACGCACGAGGGATTGAGTTATCCTTTCGCCTCTTTCCGCATTTTCGTCTTCATTCCAATTCTCGTATTTTCCGTTTTTCATTCGGTTGAAGACCTGTGGATTTAGGTCAACCCCAAACTTCAAACCAAGGGCGTAGGCAATTTCAGAATCCTTCTGACCTTGCTTTGCAAGCTGTTCTATCTCATCGTAGAAAGCATCGCCATTGTAATCAAATTTCGGTTTTGCCATTTTCTTGTATTTATTATTGTTTCGCTATATATTGGGCAGATGGGATTTATACCTTGCCTCTAATTTTGTTATACATATAGATAGGAACGGCTAGTAAGAACATCGGTATTGCCAATATCATAGTTATAGCCAAGTTCGCAATCTTCATTATTCTTTTCTTGTTCTCCTTCATAATCTTTCGATATTTATGAGTTGACCAATTGTCCTACCTTGTTTATCAAAGGAGTAAAGAGACACGACACCCACATATTGAATGCGTTCTTTCTCCTCTTGCCAAGAAACATAGAAACAATCATAAATGGAATGAGCATACCTATTGTTATTGCCGCTATTATGTACCCTAGTAATATTCTTATAATCTTTTTCATTGCTTATTCGTTTATATTCGTTTTGCTACTTTCATAAGCATTTCTCCCTTGATTACCTTGTCGGTTTCGATAAAGCCAAAGGTGCTCATAAAACGTTCCTTGTTCTCTATATTATCAAAGGAAAGCATGACGTAAGACTCGGCTTCTAATGCCTTTTCCGCAGCCTTGGTGTTTACTTCTTTCTTCACCTGCTGCATACGTTCCTTATTCGCTTGGTATTGAGCCTCTTGCTGCTGATTGGCTATAATTTGATTTTGTTCTATCTGTCGTCTCTGCTCTTCTTGCACTTCCTTTGGTGCTTGTACTTTTCTGTTTTCGCTTTCTTGGGCAAATGGGTCTAGTAAGGAATTAAGTTCTTTACCTAACTCATCTTCGCCTTCAGTCTTTACCATTGCATCATAGCCGAACAGGGATAAGTCTTCTTCCGTTAATCCGGCATCCATATAGTTTATGTCCGGAAGTAACTCACGGACTTTCATGTCATCCCATTCTCCATGAGCATTCTCGGAATTAAGCATGAAATTCAGTTCAACTTCGGTCTTGTAATCCATATTTACAGCCTCAGCCAAAAGAGTATAATCCTTTTCGGGATAGCCCATAATCTCATCCACGATGGTTACTTTTTGGTTGCCGCCTACGATGGTCATTGTTTGCTTATTGACGGTTATACCACCAACAACGCCATATTTTCTTATGGAACGTTTCAATGTAGCTTTCTGCTGCGGTGAAATCTTCCTTGGATTATATGGTGCTATCTGCACTTCGGAGCGTTTGAACTCTTCTTGCTTGCCTGTGAAATAATCTCTTGGTTTCGTCATCTTATCAACTCATTGTTTCTTGCAAAGGTATGAATAATAATTGTTTAAGAGAAATGTTTACTTGCGTGTCTTTTCACTTTGTCTTTTAAGTGAAATAACATATCGCAACAATATATCAATTGGCTTGCATTTTGGTTAATTTTGCATAAAAAAAAGATATGGGAGACGTTGGTAATAATGGGGCATATGCTAGGCTGAGAGCACAAGCTACCTCTATGCGGAGAAAAGCCGAGTCGGTTGGTAACAAGCTACAAGCTATAGCTGAAGGTATAGCTAAGAAGTATGGAGCAAGGGTCACTCCTATCAATTACAAGAGTGTTGACTCCATTGTACGCAAGGCTAAGGGCGAGGCTAATGGTATTAAAGACATTAAGGACTCGTACAGAACAACTATCATCGCAGATAAAGGGTCAATACCGAAAATAATAAAAGACCTTAAAGGCAAATACAAGGGCTTTGAGTTCGTTAGACTCAAGGAACAGAAACTGGATACTGGCTATTCAGGAAACATCATCAATATCCGGAACAAGAAAACCGGACTTATTGGTGAAATACAAGTTAACACCGCCAAGATGATTTACGCCAAAGAGAATTACTCGATAGCCTACAAGCTGTTGGGTGGGAAGACCATGCGAGAAATCTATAAAGAGACCAAGAAACCATCCGGTTGGGGACATGCATTATATGAGCAAAGTAGAACCGCCAAGAGTAACGGAGGTAAGAAGCAAAGGTCGGTATCTATGCAACAAGCTTACTATGCAACATTTCAATAATTAATATATTTAAATTTCAAGTAATAAACATTAATTTGTTTGCAAGTTTAATATATTTTTTATATCTTTGCATTGTAATAAGGAGATAAAGACTATGAACAATAAAGATAAGAACAAAATCAGCCACCTCCTTAAAAACGGAGAGTCGGTTTATGTTTACTATTGGGAGGATGACATCGTTGTCCGTTATCAATATGTAAATAAAGAACTTATGTGTTACCCTAAAGGTAAAGGGCGTAAGCCAAAAGAGTTCAAGTTTAATGAGAACACCTATGCACAAGATGCTCTTGAGTTAGGTGAGTTAATAACGAAAGAAGAATATGAAAGATTCTGAAATGATAGAATTGTGCCTTGGTATCGCTTGCAAGGCGCACAAAGGACAGATTGATAAGGTTGGATTGCCTGTTATATTACACCCTATCCATGTTGGAGAAATGGGTAATAGTACCGAAGAGATTTGTGTCGGATTTCTCCATGATACGATTGAAGATACGGATATGACCTACGACAAGCTGTTATCACTAGGTGTTAGAAAAGACATTGCCGATAGTGTATGTGTCCTAACCCACAAGAAAGGTGTTCCGTATTTTGACTACATACAATCAATCATTGACTCAAAAGATATGGTTGCAATACAAGTCAAAATCAACGACCTGCATCACAACCTATCGAGAGCTAAGAAGTACGGATTTCAAAAGCAATATGAAAAATGTACTACGGCATTGTCAATGATGGGAAGGTTCTTCCCACATGAAGAGGGACAATACTACCCATCGTTCGAATATATTCCTTAAGATGTACGCTTACGTGTTAAATTCCATCCGTATTTCTTTGCGTATTCTTTCATAACTTGATATTGCGCACCAACATTACCTCTATCATTAGCTTCCGTGACACGTTTCTGTATTTCGTTTGCTTCACGATTATAACTAGACACCTCACTTGCACTAGGGACTTTTCCTCCTTTCGTAAAACTAGAACGCTTTCTGTTTAAAGCTAGCACTTTCTCGTTTATTCGATTTCGTATTCCGCTCTTTGAAAGATACTCTGTCTGTTTTTGCTGAAGGGTTCGTCTCCATTGCGAATTTTTCTTACCAAAAACATCCCATGCATCCGATTCTGAAAGTCCCCACCCTTTACTTGGTCTCTTCAAAGAATACGTATAATTCTTTGTAACTGCTCGAATCTCGGAAGCGTTATGTGCTATAGTTGTAAAAATGTCAGCTCCGGACAAAATTGTGCCAACTCTTCCAGCTATAGTATCTCCAATACCTCTATTAGGATGGTTGTGAGTAATGATGGCATCTTTGTAGTTATAGCCAAAAGGTAATTGCGTACTATGTGCCTTTCCTGTTTGGGAATGCGCTATTTCTTTTCCGTCCTTATTAAAGGCATAAATACGTTCCGTCTTTAGCTTTCTAATCTTAGCTTCAGTGTCAGACAAAGCCGCATCCAACCCACGGCTATGTCCGGCATTGATTTGCCTATCCGCTCTTTCGCCTCGTTGAGGTCTGCCTCTATATCCTCTATCTGCCATATATAAATCTCCTTTTTTATTTGCAAAGATACAAAATTTGCAAGGGAGTACCTAAATATCAAAGGTTTACAACTTCACTTATCTATATTGTGCAATCATTCTTTATCTTTGTTGTATTTAACCTCAACACCAATCAACGTTTGTTTCACAAAAACCGCCTTACAAGACAATAACTTTCCATTCTTAGAGAATTCTTTATCCTTGTACCTAATATCATATTTGCCAATATGGTAATCGTAGCAAGCATCAATACAACTCTCTACAAGCTTCTTCTCTGCTTCGAAGTATGGCATTTCCTTCTTGCTCACTTTCGCAAGCCACCCACCACCTTGTATTAGGTCGAATATTCTTGAATACCCATCACGCAAGCCATTGCAATATGCGGCATAAAACTGCACTTTCTGAAGAGGAACTTTTGTACCTTGTTCCAACAACTTGACAGCCAACGCCCTAGCCTCATCATCTTGGCTCTGCTCTAGTATCTTCATTGCATGGTTTACAACTCTTCTTTCCTGTTCCGTCATGTTATTTAAAATTTAAGTTTTTCAGAAAGCTCAATCTACCTTCTACTTGTGTAAAGGTTTCGTCCAACTCATCGTCACTCATAGAGGAATAGAAAGTATAACTGCATGGACGCATAGTAAATCCATCAATCAAGAAGACAGAGAACCACATAATTCGCTTTACACTACATTGTTTCAGATTAACTTCTAATGCTCCTTGCTCTACTTTTACGACAATATTATTGGTTGATTTAATGCTTAACGCCTTACCTAAAACATCATTATATACTTCATTCATTACTCTTCTCTTTAAATCCTACATATCTCTTCATTTCACTATAAGCTCTCTTCATAGCCTCAGCCGGAGAAAGATTATACTTTTTCTCAATATCGCTTGTTATATCCGCAAGATGCTTTCCAAACAACTCTTCAATATAAGAGTCATCTTTCATCCGCTGAATACCCCTTGCATATATCTTAGCCTTATCCATGCCCCATTCCAATCCCATTTCGTGAATAAAGTCATCCAATTGCATAAGGCTTTTCTTTCCGAAGTTTCGGAATTTTATCATATCGAGCTTGGAATATTGTACCAAGTCTCCAATAGTATCTATGTCGGCTGCCTTTGTCACATTAAGGACACGAACTGGTAAATTACAATTAACTAATCTGATGGAGAACAATGAAGTGGGAACATCTTCAGGTTGTTCTTCTTCTTTTTTACCTTCTTGCATAATAAACTGCATTTTTACATTCTTAATTTCCTCTTTCAAGGAATTGTTCTCCAGCTTCAAGTCTACAAATTCTTCAATCGCATAGTTGAACTTCCGGATAGCCTTAATAACAATCTGGCGCACCCTTTCTCTTGAAAGTTCAAAATTATCGGCTATATCACTAATTCTGTCTCCATTGAAAAATGCTTGCATAATCTTTTTCTCTCGTAATCCGTATTGTGCCGTTAACTCCAATAACATACAAAGTGAACTACCTATTTTGTCATAGCTGAAAGAAGAAACGTTCAACGCATCATGCATTAACATTTGTATCTTAGCATTTACCTTGCGCTCACTTGCCAACAACTCTTTCTGCTCTCTATCAAGTAAATCCTCTGAGACAGATAACATCTTGTATTTCTCGGAATACTTCTTAACATCATCGGCATTCACCCAAAAGCGTTTACTGCTTTTATCATTGTAGCCTCCAAGCAAGCCCTTGTTAACCCAGTTCGTAATCGTCTGAGGGTCAACACCTAAATAAGCAGCAGCATCATTTCTTGTCATTCTCTCCATACGAAACCCTTTCTTTTATTTTTTGTTCTTAAAATATTCACCATAGGCATTAACCAAATCTTTTTCAGTAATACCTCTTCTCAAACAATCATTAGCGAAATCTACTCGTACATTATCATTCCTTTGAACTTTATTGTATCGTTCTGAATACTCTTCAATTAAGTCCGCAACAACCATATACGCTTTAATTTGGGAGGTTTTAAGCATGTCAACACTAACAAAAGTCTTGCATATATTGATACCTCGCCTTTTGTCAATCTTTTGCAGATAAAGCCCCATACTTGTAGCAATAACCTTACTTGTATCATTCTTATAAATAAGTACCGTATAGGCTACTTCTCTTTCGATGTGAGCAAGCACCCTATTAATTGGCATGTTCTCTATTCCCAATGCTCGCTCGGCATATCTCCGCAAGAAATGAGGCGTATAACTGAACTGCTCTGCACTATTCTCTTCGTCCAACAAGGAAGTAGCACATACGTAATCGTTCGTTTCCTTGCAATAGATAAACATGTCAAAATAGAATTGTCTTATGTTCCCTCTATCTACAAACACGCATACTTTGTACTCGGTAGCGTCTTTCGTCTTGAAATCATAACACTGAGTTGTGTATCGTCCCATTCCCTTACGAAGCTCACGGATGAGTTTCTTTGCTTTTTCGATAGCAAACTTTTCTAGCATAGGCTTATCCTTCTTGAAGATCTCAAAGAGTTCACGCCCTGTCATTGAACCTATAATCATTCTCTGCCCTCCTCTTTTTCGTTCAATTCGCTAGTGAAAAACCTTTTTAACCCATCATACTGCTTTGCCACCTGCTCTAAAGCCTTATTCTTTTCACGCAACTCATCACGCTCTAAGAGTAACTTTCTGTACTTCTCTAACTCATATCTAACTTCTTTCGAGTGAAGCCTCTGTAGCTGATTGTTGAGTTCATTAAGTCTGTAGCCTTGTTCACGTGTTTTCTTACGAAGATGACATAATTCTTCTTGCATTTTTGAATAATTCTTCAATACCCTAAGAGTTATTCGCTCTTCGGGTATATCCTTATACACATCATTCTTTCTTGCCTTACTCATAACTAAAACTCCTTGTCCTTTAAAAATAAAACGCTCCCAACCAAACAACAAATACCTTTCCAGCCAAGCCTCTTCGCTTGTATTGTAGCCAAAGTATTTATAGGTTTATGTTTGAGAAGTCCATCTTCATCGCACAATAATATGTTATTATCATCAAGATGAACCAACTCGACATAACCACCAACTAAAGCCTGAGCCTCCTCTAAAGAAATCTTTTCTCCATTCTTTGGCTGCACCTCTTTGACGATGCAGCCTACCTCGTATAACTTCATGCTCTATAAATTTAAATAAGACATCATATCTTGAACGGCATCCATATCGTGCTCAATACTCTGCTCATATTTGCTTTTAAGGCTTTTATAGCCCTCTAATATCGTAAAGCAATAATGTTTACCATCAAAGTAAAAAGGCAACTCATTGCAATTCTTCTTGTTTGCTGTGAAATTATAAGGACTCCCATGTTGAAAATCAAACTCGAAAGAATTGTTATCGTCCTTACATCGCTCTACTATCTTACTTCTCCATTCTGCAATATGCGCTTGCATCTTTTTCTTATCGTTAGATGTTTCTAACCATAATGTAGATAACGTAGTCCCCAATATCTCCAACCTAATGACATAAACGTTATTTGTAGCCACTGGCTTCAAAGCTTTCAATGCTTCATCCAAAGCAATAGCCAAAGCTCCACTCTTGCAATTATTTGCCCTAAATTGGCTTATTACTCTATATGCAGTATTCTTATCCATAATCTCAAAGTTTTAAATTTCAACACCAAAATTTTCTGCAAATATCTGAAGCATTGTCAGCTCCAAAATAACTTTCTCTGCCTCGTCTTCACTCATACCATAGCATACTGCAAAACGCTGACGTAACGTGGCGCAATCCATATCGTGACGCTCATTTAAGAAAGCTATCATATTTCTTACTAATTCTTTGCTATTCATTCTCTTAGACAGTTTTTGCGGTGTGTCTCACCTTTTTTTATTATTTATACTTTTCAATTGTATTAAAGACATTATCTAAAGCCTCATCGCAATATGCCGTACTAGTTACATATGCGCCTCTAGAAATCGCCTTGTAACAATCTCTAAGACCAAGCAAACCACCAATAAGCTTAGATGCATCATAGCAAGTAAACTTATTCAAGTCCAATGCATCAATAGCATTAATACCATTTTCTGTAATAACACCTTTAATATCATTGATGAACTTCTTCTGATTTTCGGTAATCATCTTCATAACAATTGTGCTAGTTTTTAACGTGCTCGCTCTGCACTATCTTGCAAGAAACTTGTCTTGCGGCAAATCTTCAAGTATCTCTTAAATACATTGCAAAGATACAAATTTATTTTCTAACTTGCAAATGTTTTATGGTTTTTCTTTATTTATTTAACCTTTCTTTACTTATAACGTTTCTATATTACATACATTAACAATAAAGGCAGACTTTCACAAGCCTGCCAATACATATAAAGAAGATAATACATTATTATATATAAATTAAAAAGAACATTATCTGTTGTCATATCTGTAGAGTATTACCCTACTTTGTGGAAATACCTTATATATACGTTCTAAGTCTTCGGGTGCATTATCCCTTAGCCATGCAAAACAATCCAAGTCCAAAGACAAACCGCCCGACGCATTCCCAACCTCTGCATTCTCAGAGCGCAATGCTCTGGAGTACATTATCGGCTTAGGCAGATGCCGATGTTTCATATATTGCAAGATTTGCTTTTGAGTAAAATCAGCAAGAGGATAACAATTTCCACCATGAATGTAATTTTCATCCTCATACGACTTCAACATAAGACTTCGGTTCATCGAGTCTGCTTTCTTCATACCAAAGAATACGTATTCTATTCCGAAACGCTTTTTTAAGGCTTTTACTACCATAGAAAGATTAAGAACCTTTACTTTTGGATTCGGAACGCAATAAACTCCATAATGAAGATTGTATGTTGTATTCCAATGTGGTATCTGCTCGAACTCTATCTTCGGGTATCTAGCCTTCAGCCAGTTTATCCATCGTTGTATATGCTCTAAGTCTTTTACAAGATACATAAATACACATACTATCCGCTCAAACTTATCATATAATAAGTCCAATGTAACAATGGAGTCCTTGCCAAGTGACATCATAACAATGCAATCCGGACTCTGTTCCCTAGCCATATCAATTACCATATTGGCAACATCTATAGGGTTCTTCCTAACAACTAGAGGCTTTATTCGCTTGCGTCCCATATTTACAACAAACCTAAAATCTGACTTCCGGAAATACGCATAGAGTTAGCGGCTTCCATGTGCAACATATCACAGAAAAGCCGTTTTTGCTCAAAACTTTCGAAATCAATGAAAATGAAGTTATCAATATCTTCCTTTCTTTTCTTTCCGACATCAGTACAATGCTGTTTCTGATCCTTGACATCTTCCTTTGTCATCTTTGGCTTAGCTGCGTGCTCGGCTACAATCTCTTCAGATGTTTTTTCGATGTTGGGTAATTCGGTCATTGGCGTTGGGGTAGTAACTGAAATTATAGGTTCATTCAAGAAATCCTCGCTAAAGTCATCCATGCCCGAATCCTTCAATGATGCTTCCAAATCATCTTGCAACATCTTGATTTGTTCAGTATCCTGTTCCGTGAAGCCAGCAGCCTTGAAGTCTATTTCATCTATGCTAAAGTTCTTGGCAACCAAGTTGTAATCTATCGGGTCTTGCGACTTCGCCATAAACAACAATTGCTCTTTCTCGGTCTTTTCGTCAAAATCAACGGCTTCTACCTTGATGTCATAATCAGTTTCGGGAGTACCATCATAACCTTGGATAAGGTCAACGCTCATCACTCGTTTATGCCCATCTATGAGATTTCCAGTTGTCTCATTCCATTGAATACCCCCAATGAGACCAACTTTCTTAATATTGGCTTTTTGCTGTTTAATGTCCGCATCGGTATGTACCTTCGGGTTGCAAGGGTTCAAGTTTATTTGAGACCTCTTGATTATCTTTGTTTCACTTCCTTTTTTCATTTCAGTTCCTCCTTGTTTTTATCAGCTTTCAACAGAACTATCCTTGCCATTGGGAATACCTTGTATATTTTCTCTAAATCTGCCGGATAAAACTCTTTGAGAAATTTCTGATACTCAATATCCTCAACATCAACTCCTGAACTTTGTTTATTCGTTCCATTTGCTTCTGGGTTCTTTAAACGATGGTCAAGAATATAATTCATTATTTCCTGGTTTTTATATGTAGATAAAGGATAGAATTTCTTCGTCTTCCAATTGATAGCTTCCTTTCCATCCGTATAACTTCTAAGCATAAGCCGTCTGTTCAAAGAATCGGATTGTTTAAATCCATAACAAGCCCACTCTACACCAAGTCTCTTCCTGAGTTTTTCGGTTATATCAGCTAAAGTCCATTGTCTTTGCTTAGGGTCTTGTTTTATTCCCATATATCCGGTTTTTATATCATAAAATAAAGCATAATGAGGAACTTGAACAAACTCAATGTTCGGGTACTTGGTTTTAGCGTAATTATAGTAACGCATAATATGTTCCAAGTCTTTTACTATATACATGAATACTACCACAACTCTCTTGAACTTCTTGTAGCATAAGTCAAGCAATACGATAGAATCCTTTCCACTCAGAGAATGGAAAAGTAATATACTATCTGTCTCCTTGGAAACATCATCAATGATTTCTCTTGCTCTTTTTAGTTCTTGCATACATTATTCTCCTTAAAAACAAGGGGTGAATGAAAGTTAATTCATTCTACCCCTCTTGACTTTTAACCTCTTCTAAGTCTGCGGTTTACACGTTCTGTGACATTGTTAGCTGCGGTACGTGCTGCCAAAGTACGCATAGCACCACCATAAGTAGTTCCTTGTGCGCCTGTGTTTCGGTACTCAACATTTCTGCCACGTTCACGTCTTTCACCAGCCCTAAGACCAGTTGTACGATTTGTTACCGCTCTCCATTGAGAATAACGATAACCTTTTGATGCCTCTGACATAGTTGTAACGTTTTAAGTCCACGAATCATAAACTACTCCCCTTGGGGAATTATCTAGGCTCGGTGGACTTACGCCCACCTACTTTAGAGTCGTTTCTGTTACCTTGTCAATAACAAAGAAGAAAAACAAAGGACGCTCTTTTTCCTTTTTAAGCTCCAACGCTTCGTACATTTCATCCAAATCATGGCTATCATACTTTTCGTGAAGAAAATCAATATCTTCTTTCATAACGATACAAGTATCATTCACCAAAACATCACAATCAAGATACCACGAGTTGTTATAATCATGGAAGTGGATTGTCTTTACTACTCGCAAAGGGTCAACAATACCATCCTCCTGCGCTTTGATAACATCCTCTTCTTCACCATGCTTCTTAAGGAACTCCAAAACATCCTTGTCGAACAAACGACCAATATAATGGTCTGTATAGGCTCGATACTCAACTTGCTTCTTTCCTTCAAGAATCTCCTTGGCATTCTTTCTTGTCATAATCAAGTTAAGAACTTCAATAGCCTTGGCTGGCTTGAAATCGGGATACTTCTCTTTAAATGCGCTTACCTGCGCATCAAAATCTTCTTTGTTATTACTCATAATTAATTATTTCAAGGAACGCAATGCAAAGATAGCATAATTCTTCCATCCAAGCAAATGCGTTCGGGTTATTAAACTCACTTTTAATAAATGGTGAAAATTACTTGTTCTCTAAAGGTTTGGTTGCCTTATTAATTTGCATCCGTTCCTTTTTGCTAAACATATCTTTGTAATTCTGAGAATCATCAATGACAAACTTTTCTTCTTTCTTCATATTCATATCTCCTATATGTTTTAGATAATCATTCTTAATCTTTCTCCAGCAATGCTCGCATCTTGAAGACTTCGTGAACTCTGTCGGCTCGCAAGGGTCAACATCTTTCAAAGAATCAAACTCATGTGGCAGTACCTTAAACACGTTCTCAAAATGTTCTTTATTGTATCTTAAAGCTTCGTCACGATAACGAAACCAAGTACAACATTCTTGAATGCTTGTGTTCTTGCTGAAAATCAAATATGCTTTATTCATAATCCGATACAGTTGTTTCGGTGTGTCTCACCTTTTTATATTACGATGCAAAGATAAGAATAACACCTTAATTTTGCAAATTTTTTAATGCTTTTATTTCTGTATTTAAACATATTTCATATATCGAAAGAACTTTTAATTCTTCATCACCTCAAAATGGGCATCCATAGCCTCAACAATATTACATAACGTATCAATATCGGCATTAAAACGCCCCATCTCAATATTACGAATGTTGTTAGGCTTATAACCGGACTTTTCTGCCAGTTCCTCCAATGTTATACCACTAAGTTCTCTAACCTCTTTAATCTTCTGCCCCATTATATAGCGATAGAGATTTCGATTACGATGTTTCTTGTCATCATCGGGGTTTCTTCTTTGCTCTAAATAAGCAATTTCAAAGTTCCTTACCTTCAGACAATTAACCATGTTACCAAATATCTTATGCTTAGGGGGAAGAGGAAAACCATCGGCATCTTCTTTTACAAGTTCTATTTCGCCACCTTCAGTAGCTTGTATGTACTGAGCGAAGCGCACCGCATCATCGTAGTACATTTCCGTAAATCTTTGTATCATATTTTAAGAATTTTCTGCAAAGGTACACAAAATAACTCACATTTGGTCAAACTTGAAACATACAAATAGGTTTTATTTGGTATTTTTAAGACTTCGCTGTACTTTTGCACAATAGGAATAAAAATAATTTAAATCATATAATTATGTGGGTATATAGCGAAAAACAAAAGACGTGGGTCAACCTTGAACAAGTTCAGCGAATTGCTAGCGATGGGCAAGGTGGGTATCTGTTAATCAGTCAAGATGGCAAGAAAACATCCGTCGACCAAACTTGGTATGACAAGGCTATGCGTTGGGTTGACCCTGACTGGTGGGAGAAACACCCTAATGGCGGTAAGGACTCCTTGAACTTCGAAGATGCTCTGAAGGCTATTATGAAAGCTACAGGTGCAAAAATGGACAAAAAGGATAAGGATAACAACAAGAAAGAGGGGGAAGATTAATATTTCCCCTCTCTCTAAAGAATCAAGCATCGTTCTTCGTTTTTTTTATCAATTCCGTTACATATTCAACAACCTTTTCGTTTGCCTTATTGATATTCGTAAAGTCCTTTTGAATATAAATATCAGTAACATCTAACTGCGAAACGTGATTGAGTGCTTCGTGAATGGTATACTTATCAATACCTAGTTTATTTCTTGCTATAGATGCCCAAGTATGACGGGCTGAGTAGAAATCGAAACGAGGAATGCCCAGTTCGTCAGCTATGAAATGCAATCCCTTATTTATATGCTTATTGAAATTGGCTGCATTGCTATATTTCTGATAGAAATCAAAGACCCTTGATGTTCCCTTATATTTCCGGAATAAAGGTTTGATGATGTCAGGTACGACAATTTCTATGTGGGCATTATCATTTCTCCTATCTCTAGTTTTAGCTCTATCGTAGGCGAGTACGCCCTTATTATAGCTGACACATTCATATATATCAACAGAATTCATTCCCATAAGAAAGAACGAGAGTACATAACAATCCCTTGCCATACCTACACGTCTAGTCCCCTTGAAATTAAATACTCTTACAAGGTTCTCTTCACTGATTACCCTATCTTTTGTCTGCGGAATATCCCTCGGAACGGAGAATTTATCAAAAGGATTACTTTGGATAATATTATTTCCATTCGTATTATATTCTTTAATAGCTTCATTGAAGATATGCCGCATATTGCCCAAGTATAAGGATTGCGCCCTAGGATGACCATCTAGGAATTTCTTATATCCGTTAAGGAATCTGTAGTCTATGAGAGAAAACGGCAGCTTACGGCAACCATTATAGCGTGCAAGGGAATTGAGCATAATCAGATAATTCTTCTTTCCCTTATTGTCGGATTTCTCAACCCACTCTTCGGTAAAGGAAAAGAAGTCTAAATCCTCTGTCTTGTTGCCTATATCAATCAAATGCTCACATATCCAATCAATATCCACATCTTTACCTAGCAAGTCTACCTCTAAGTCATAGAGTGCATCCTTCATAACATTCATTTTATCTTCTATCATCTTCAATATCTTACGTGAAGAAATCTTTCCGGATCTAGACAAGTCTGAGTCGGAAACAACTATATTGGTAGGAAATCTTTTTCTCTGTCCCTTATGAGAAAGAACAATAGACACCTTTCTTGTCTTGTCTTGCTTTGGTTTTCCAAGCTCGTATGTTATTGTAGCCATAATATTTTTTCCTTTAAATTTACAATATTTTGCGGCAATTTTGCGGAAAATGCGGCAATTTTGCGGCAATTTTACACTTTACTTGTAGTACTCAGAGCCTACTTGTGGAATTTTAAAATCTTCTAATAAATCGTTTCTGTTTCATAAGCATAAGTTCATTATACGTTTATAAACGCCTATTTTATAGCCATTTATAAAGAAAAATGGTGAAACAACCTATACGATTATTTCACCATTTCTTGTTTATTTTTATCGTGATTCCGTTGGGGTTCGAACCCAAGACCCACAGCTTAGAAGGCTGTTGCTCTAATCCAACTGAGCTACGGAACCAACACTTTTCAAAACGCAAACC